TAGGGTCACCTTTATATTTTCTTGGATATTCGGGTTTATAACGACTTTTTATCGTTCCTGCCATTATACATAATATATCGGGTCAAATAGTATTTATAGATGGCAACAGACACTCAAATAAATTCCGATGGCGGTCCTAGTAATCGTAGAAGAAAACTAAGTGATATTAAGAGTAAGTTGTTAAGACCTTCTCTTACGTCTCAATATATTTGTAAATTTGATTTTCCTACACCAGTAAAAAATTGGACACGAGCAAAAAGAACACCATATGAGTCTAAAGATAATGATCTTCTATCATTATCTTGTTCGGAAGCAGCACTTCCTGGTTCATCCTTAATGACTCATGAATTGAATAATGCTTATACTGGAGTCACTGAAAAACATGCTTATCGTCGAGCATATGATCAGGTGGCAAGTTTTACATTTATGGTCGATCATGACCACACAGCAATTAAACTTTTTGAAAACTGGATGTCATATATTGTAGGAGAGCAGTTTGCAACCTCACCTAACATTAAAGACCCTAATTATTTTTACAGAGTAAGATATCCAGAACTATATACTACTGATATGGGAAACGGTGGTGCATTATACATTTCAAAGTTTGAAAAAGATTATGCGGATACCGAATCTAAAAAATCACTTCAATATCAATTTATTAAATCCTTTCCTCTGAGTATTGTCACGATGCCAGTTAGTTATGAAGCATCTCAACTTTTAAAATGCACAGTTAATTTTACGTATTCTAGATATACCATTACTCAAGAAAATCTTAGTGGCACTGTAAATGTCGGTAAAGAAGACACTAGTTCATCGTTCCCCTTCACTTCGGACCCAGATCGATTAGGTTTGAATGATTTATCAACAAGTATCACGTCAACCTCTCCAATTGCCTAATAAATAATTTTACTGAAATACTCTATAGGTTATTATGCCATTACCAAAGATTTCGACGCCAACTTATGAGTTGAATTTGCCATCAACTGGAAAGAAAGTTCAATATAGACCTTTTTTGGTCAGGGAAGAAAAACTTCTAGTGTTAGCACTGGAAACAGAAGATCCAAAAGATATCACTACAGCAATGAAGACAGTCATCAAAAACTGTATTCAAACTAGAGGTGTTAAGGTAGAAACTCTGCCTACTTTTGATATTGAGTATTTGTTCTTGAATATTCGTGGTAAGTCTGTTGGTGAAGAGATTGAAGTTAATGTCATCTGTCCTGATGATGAGCAAACTACAGTGCCCATTGTCTTGAACGTTGATGATATTAAAGTTCAAAAGAGTAAAGAGCATACAACCAAAATTCAGATTGATGATTCTCTGATTATGGAAATGAAATATCCTTCACTGGATCAGTTTATTAAGAACAACTTTGACTTTAGTGAAGATAATCAGATTGATCAATCATTCCAATTGATTACTTCGTGTATTGATAAAATTTATAATGAAGAAGAAGTTTGGTCCACTGCTGATGTGACCAATAAAGAAATCACTGACTTCTTGGAGCAAATGAACTCCAAGCAGTTTAAACAGATTGAGAAGTTTTTTGAGACGATGCCCAAATTGTCTCACGATATTAAAGTGAAGAATCCAAACACTGGGGTAGAAAGCACTGTTGTACTGGAAGGACTTGCAAGTTTTTTCGGGTAGCCCTGGTCCATATGGACCTTGAAAACTTCTACAATCTGAATTTTTCCTTAATGCAGTATCATAAATATTCACTAACAGAGATTGAAAATATGATGCCGTGGGAGCGTGATATTTACGTTGCTATGTTGAAGAATCATTTAGAAGAAGAAAAACTAAAGCAGCAACAAAATGGGTCCTGAAGAACTAGACGATCTACTGGCAAGCATAAGGGCAGAGGGCAAGAAAGAACGCTCTGCTCTTGCTTTGTATAAGGGAACCAGGGGCACCGATTTAGTTAATGAGTCTATAGATGAAAGAATTGTAAACATATTAGGTTTAGGTCAAGTTTTTGATATTGACTATGCGACTTATCTTACATTATTAAAAGAGAAACTTGTACAAGTTAGTATGGGTGGTGGTTCTCTTGCGAGAGAGGAGCAAATGCTCTTGCAAGATGAATTTA